CATCATCGCGACGTCCAGTTTCCCGTCGACGTAGACCACGACCTGGTAGGACATGCTCCGCTTGCTGACGCGCTGCACGACTGCCTGGACGTTGTGCCCATCGCAGCGCAGCTCCGCGCTGCCATATGGGCCAGACAGCGCAGTGAGAACGGCATCGCGTTGATGGGCCTGCAGCTTCATGCCTGCACGTCCTCGATCTTCGCGGCGCTCGGCTCGATCGCGAACTCTTCCTTCTGGCTGAAGGTCACGCCCGGGATGGGTTCGGCCAGGGTGGTGCGGTCGGCGAGCAGCGCATCCTTGTCGACCTCCTCCTTCTTGCGGATGTACTGCGTCAGGCCCTTGGCCTTGAGCAGTGCCAGCACTTCGTCGACCTTCTTGAGGGTGCATGCCCACGGCGTGAGGCGCCAGTTGACCTTGCCGGTCGCGAAGTCGTGGAACTTCACGCGTCCGTCGTTCGTCAGCTTCGCGCGGTTGGCTTCGCAGTACAGTTTGACGCCGAGGGACAGCTCCCCGATGCGCTCGCCCATCGGCTTGGTATCGGCGTTGTAGCGCGCCTTCACGGCCTCCAGCTCGTCGTTCATCTCGGCTTCGAGTCGGACGCGCTCGCGCTGCAGCGTACCGATTTCGGCGATGGCGGCATTGACCTGGTCGCGGTCGGCCGGCACCCAGTGGGTCACGGCGTCGGCCTTGATTTTCTTCTTCTTGCTCATGGTGTTTCTCGTCGTATGTGCCGGTTGCCGCCGGCGATTCGGTCAGGCGGGGGAATGCGTGTTGCAGGTGTGCGAGGGCTGGACCCGGAATGTGTGCTTGGTGCAGTTGCCCCAGCGCATGCCCTCGCGGTAGCGGAAGTGCGCGCAGTTGCGGCATGCGGCGGCGTTCCGTTGAACGGTTCTCAGCAGTCCGGCGGCTTGCTTCTTGGCGCGCTTGATCTCCGCATCCGTCATTGCCCGCTGGCGCGGAGGCCGTACCGGCTCGAAGCCGTTCGCATCACACCAGGCACGGCGCCAGCGGTACGCGGTCGCACGGGAAACGCCATAGCGCGCGCGGATTCGCTCGGGGGACGGCACCTCGGCCAGTTCGATCGCCCACAGCGCGAACCGGAACGCCAACTCCTGGGCGGTGCCGCAGTGGTTCGATTCGAGCGCGGAGGCGCGATAGCCCATGTCAGTCGTCCCGCGGCCGCGGTGCGAGCGCATCGCGGTAGCGCTCACCGATGCAAGGCGGCGCCTCTTCTTCGTCGTCCCACGGCAGCCGCTTGGGCGTCTCGCCGACGACCAGGACAACGACGCGCTGCTCGCCGTCGACGCCGGCGCGCTGTGCGGCGCCGGCCAGCGCTTCCTCTGCCGTCGTCGCCGTGGGCGCGTTCTGGACGTCGCACAGCTTCAAGATCGCGAAGCGGTCAGCCATTGGCCACCTCGCGGGAGGCCGCCTCGAAGGCCGTCCATTGCACCTGCACGCCGAGATGCTGGATCGCGTAGATGCGCTCGTGGCCACCGGCTACGGGCTGGCGGCGGATCATGCTGCCGCGCAGGCCCTCGAAATTCGGGTCGCGCTCGACATGCAGCACCATGCGGCGGCCGTTGTGGTAGGCGGTGAGGATCTCGACGCCGCGGTTGGTCAGCTGCTGCGCGACGGCGGCGGACCAGCGCAGATCCTCGGCGGTGACGCGCTGCGGCTCCGCGCGATCGATCAGGTGCGCGATGCTGTTGATTGCAGTCAGGCCGGTGGTGGTGGTTTCGGCGGTCATGGCTTTATCCCTCGGTGGTGGTGGTGTCCGGCATCGGCAGGCCGAGTTGGCCGTACAGATCCGGGACCGCGCGGCGGCGCAGCGCGGCGGCTTGGGTGAGGCTGGTCATCGCGCGCGCGACCAGGAACAGGCAGGTGCGCTCGACGTCGGCCGCGTTGGCGGCCATGAAGTAGCCCGCCGCCGGATGCGCGCAGATCTCGTGCCCTTGGCGGCGCAGGTGTTCCACCACCTGGCGCAGGCGGCGCTCGTCGGCTGGCGTGTGGCGTGCCATCAGCTGGAAGACCAGCGAGGCCGCGGTGATGCCGTTCGCTGCCCCGATGCGCGGGCGAAGCGCGGCGATGACGTTCTCGGGCGTGATGCCCGGCTGGGGCAGCGGTAGGCTCATGGATTGATCTCGGATGCGGTGACGGTGTCGAAGCCGGCCAGCCATGCCAGCCGGAGGAACATCAGGCGTCGGCCGCGGCCGACGTAGGGCGCGACGCGCTCTTCGCCGCGGAGGGCCGCAGCGCGGCCGTCACGCGCCGCGGCGACCATCGGCCGGGTTGCGATGCTCTGACTGCGCCGCGCCCGTGCCAGGCCGTCGCAGCGCGCCTTGGTGGGGACGGCGCCGCGCATCAGTGCTTCCTCTTGCGCCGGTTGGAAACGATCTGCACCGGGCAGAATTTCCTCGCCTCTTGCTGCAGCCGCGTCGAGATAGCGACGCGGTCAGCCAGTTGGATGGCATCGCGGTTTGCCGACAGGCCGGTGAGCAGGCCATCGATCAGCGCACCGAGAAGCGCTGCGGGTTCGGCGCCCTCGCTGATCCGGCGCTGCATGTATTCGAGCAGTTGACGTGATTCGCCCAGCCTGGCGGCGGCGGTCTGCCCGATCCGCGCGCCTTTCATGTCGACGCGATCGCTCATTCCGCACCGCCAAGCTCGCCCCACGCGGCGCGCACGTCTTCGGTGTTGAGGTCGCGCTTCTCGGCGGCGGCGTACAGGCTGGCCAGACGCAGCACCTTGGTCATGGTGCGCAGGCCGCCGCCCTTGCCGGCGATCTCGGTCAGCTGCGCGCGGCACTTCGCGTCCTCGACTGCCCAGGCATCGAGCAGCGCGGTGATGTCGCCGGCGACCGACTTGCGCAGCGGCGTCTTCTTGCCGATGCGCGAGAACAGCCGATCGAGATAGGCGGCGCGGTTGCCGCCGGTCATGCGCGCATACACGCGCTCGTTGCCGATGAAGACGATGCCGACGTGCGTCTTGTCGTTGATCGCGCGCACCTGGTCGAGTGCGGTCTCGGTGAGGTGCTGGGCCTCGTCGATCACGATCAGGCCGCCGGTGCCGGCGACGCGGCGGCAGATCGCCGCGTGCAGGTTGTTGGCGCCGCTGGGCACGTTCATCAGGCCGAGCGCTTCGGCGATCACCTGCAGCGCCGGCACCACGCTCGCGCTCGCGGGCGTCATGGTGGCCAGCCAGACATTCGGCGCCTGCAGCGCGTATTGCTCCGCGGCGGTGGTCTTGCCGAGACCGGCGCCGCCGTAGACGACGGCGATGTCCTCGGCGATCTGTGCATAGCGCAGCGTCGCGATCACGCGCTCGCCGGTCGGCGTCTTCACGTAGCGCGGCGCGGCCGGCATCTGATCGGCCTGCGCGCGCGCGGCCTGCGTGGTTTCGACCCAGCGCTGCAGCTTCGCCTCGATCGCTGCGTTGTCGCCCGGATAGTTACCGCCCAGCCACTGACTGAGGGTGGTCGGCGAGATGCCCGCCTCACGGGCGACGCGGTTCTGCGACAAACGCTTGTCGTCGCCCATCAGCTGGCGAATCTGATCGCGCAGATCGACGGCGCCGTCATCGGCGCGGGGTTCGGTGGTGGTGGCGTGGTCTTGCACGGTCGGCTCCCTGTGGTGGTGGTGTTAGATGCGGTCTTTCAGCTGCTGCGCCTGCATGTGTTCGAGCAGGTTTGCGAGGTTCGATTCGCGGGCGTCATCGGTGCCGGTGCGCTGCAGCGGCGCCGGTGCGGCCGCTGTGCGCTTTGCCCTGCCGAACACCGGCGCGATGACGCCGGCGGCGGGCACGGTTGCGGCGGCTTCGTCCGCGGGCAACTGCGCGGCGACCTTCGCGATATCCATGCGGACTTCCGCCCTGGCCTGGTCTTTCGTCGCGCGGATGTACTGGCGGCGGGCGCGGTTGTGTTCGCGCGCCGCGTCGGTGTCGGCGAAGCCCACGGCGGCGATGCACTCCGCGCGGCCGATGTAGACGTTCGCGAGCGTGTAGACCTCGACGGCGGAATGGAGCGCTTCTGGATCGAAGCGGACCATCACCTTGCGGCCGGCGTGTTCGCTCAGGGCCTCGGTCCAGTAGCGGTTGCCCGACAGCCGCACGCTGCCGTCGAGGCGATCGGCGCCGACCACGTCGGTGGACAGCAGCAGATCGCGCAGCTGTTCCCCGGTTGCCTTGCGGATCATCGATTGCGCATAGCTGGCGGCGAACACCGCCTCGAAGCTATGGACGCCGCCACAGACGCGCGTGCGGCGCTTGATGCGCGCGTTGTGCGCGCTGACTTCCTGCCCGACGACCCGCGTAAAGACATCCCACGCGATCGCCTTGCTGCCGTAGTTCTCCGGCTTGGCGTCGACCGTGTTGCCCGTGTAGGCGCCGGCGAACTCGGGATGCTTCGCGATGCGGTCGGCGAAGTCGCGCCATGCGCGCTCGATCGGCTTCGCTTGCCCGTGGTAGGGCGTCGTCCAGTGGATGTCGATGCCCATGCCGACCAGGACGCCGACCGGGTCGTCTGGCTTGACCTTGAACCGGAAGCGGTTGGCCACGCCGCCGGTCAGGAACTTGGACGCGAAGCCTCGGCCGTTGTCGAGGTAGGCATGGCTCGGAATCCCATAGCGGCCGATGGCATCGCGGAACGCCATGCGCACCGGGTCGGACGATTCCGTCTCGGCGATGCGCCAGCCGAGGATCATCCCGGAATACAGATCCTGCACGCCGACCAGAATCGGGCGCACGATGTCGCCCATCGGCGTGCGCACGAAGACGTCGATTTTGTGGCCGTCGGCGTTGACCGCTTCGAGCGCGTGGAAGACGCTGCGATCGCGCTCCTGTGCCGGGAACGCACGCATCAGCGCCTTCTCGCCTTCGCGGGCGAGGATGCGCACGCCGCGCGGCAGCTTGGCGATGCGGCGCTCGAACGTGTCGAGGCTCGGCAGCTCCCAGCCGCGCACCTTCGCGATGCGCTGCAGACGCTCGTAGCAGCTGGTCGCGGTCGGCGCTTCGAGGCGGAGATAGTCCGCCTTGAACGTGTCCCATGCCTCCTCGGGGATCTCGGCCGTTGCCGTGCCGCCGGTGTAGTTGGGGATCAGCGCGGCGACCCAATGTTGCGGTTCGAGGCCGGCGACTGCGGCCGCCCAGCGCGACAGCGACGGCACGCTCGCGCCACGCACGCCGTCGCGCTGCAGCTGCGCCGCGACCGCGCCGCGCGCGTCCTGCAGGCGGTGGCCTTGCTCGACCAGCTTGTTGACGGCCTGCAGCGCGCCGAGGCGCCGCTTCGCGGTGGCCTTCATTTCCTCCGGCACTTGGTCGTAGCGCGCCCACAGCGCGCGGACCTGGGCTTCATCCCGTGCGCTGCGCGTCAGGCGCGGCGGCGCGATCGCCACGGCGGGGCGCTGCGCCAGCAGCACCGCGGCTTGCACTTCGGGCGGCAGCACGTCGACGGCGTACAGGCGGCGCATGCCGCCAGACACGCGCTGTTCGGTGTATGGCCAGCGCTCGCGCTCGGCCCGCTTCATGACGCCGCGCGGGGTGATCCCCATCGCGCTGGCGATCGCGATCTTGTCGACGCGCATGGCGTCGCTCTGCCGGGTTCCGTCGGCCATCACCGCATCCCTCCGTGGATAGCACCCGCGCGGGCGCGTCGGAGCGGCTGCTCGGACGACGCGCCCGCCGGGCCGTGGCCGGCTCGCTCGGGGAGGAGGTCATTGCAGGCTGCAGGGCAGCCGTCCCGATCACCGACTGCCGGGGTTTTCGCGGGCGACGACGCGGGGCACTTTCCGGCTGATCCCCACCCGTTTGCCCGGGCCAGGCGGTGTTGGTGCAGGCGGCGCAGCAGCGCCGCGAGGGTTTCGTCCGCCCAGCCGCGATCGAGCGCGCGCAGCTGCAGGCGCTCGGCGCGGATCACGGTGGGCAGGTCCGCGCCGGCGCAGAGCAGGCGCATAGCGCCGGCGGCCGAGACGATGTGATCGATCGAGTGGGCGTTCAT